TACATTCACAACATGAAGAATTATTGAAAAAAATGTTAGAATTGAATCCACAAAAAAGGTGCGATTTAAAAACTATAATAAAATCAATTTAATAATATTATGGAAGATAGATTAAGTTGGAGAGATTTAGTTCAAAAAAAAGATAATCCAATTAATAATAATTTATTGCCAAATGTAGCAATAAATAATAAACAATCATTTGATGAAGGAAATTCTACAATTAATCGATTAAATGAAGAAATATTGAAACTTAAAAGAAAAACACAATTTGTTGATGAAAAAGATCGTCAAATCGAAAAACTTGAAACACAAGTAAATGAATTAAAAGGTGAACTTGAATCTAAGAAATTTGAATTAAAAGAATTGAAAAGTCAAATGGAAACACTAGGAGATTTAAATTTAAATATAGATTCAAATAAATTGGAAAGGGAAAACAGTTTATTAAAACGTGAAAATGAAAAATTAAAAAGAGATAACTCTACAAATATAGATTTTGATTATCGTGTTAAAGTAGAAGACACTATAGTTTTAAACACAGATAAAATAAAAAATATAATCAAATCTAAATCTGGATATAGTCAAAATGATAAAGTTGATTTTGTTTTAAAACGATATAAATTAAAAAATAGAGATTTAGTTGATCGCAAACTTTTATCAAAAATAATTCAAGAAATATTATAAATTTAATAAAAATATACGATCACTTTCACGAATGAAAAAAGTTTTCTTATCACCACGGTTTGATTTTAATTGTTCCCATGGTTCTTCTCCTATCATTTCTATAATTTTACTTGGTCCTAAAAATAATACATCAACATTATTATTTTCTTGACTACATTGAAAATAAAGAAAACCATCATTTTCTCTATTTAATCCTTCACCATATATTTCAAAAAGTTTATCACGATTATAATTTATAAATTGTTCAATATAATCTGGCATACTTGATACATTTTGTACGTTCATTATTATAGATTTTATATTAAGAAAAATATTTAAACAAATTATTGTAAAGATTGTTCTATTGCTCTTTGAATATCATTTTCAAATTGTTGTTCGACAAAATGTTGTATTCTTGTTTCAATTTCACTAATATTTATTTGTTGTATTTGTGGTGAAGATGGTTCCGCTTGTTCAACTACTTCAGTTTTATGTGGAAATTCACATCGACATACAGGACAACTATTATTTTTTTTTAACCATGGAATGACTCCTTCACATTCACTTGAATTTATGTGAAAATAATGTGGACCAGATTCACAAGGCAATTCAACAACAGTTTCATCTAATTTGAATGGTTCTTGACAAATTGCACAACTTAATTTTTCTTCTATATCACTTTGAATTATGGTTGCTTTTTCTAAATTTTCAATAAAATCATCTTTACAGGGTTTACAACGAGTTTCTGTATTTTCAAATGATTGCTGTAAGTCGTTATTATTGTTGAATAATATATTAAATATAGGAAATGGTAAAATTATTTCTTGAGAAACGATTTCTGTTGTCATATTATCCATAATATAAATATACATAATTATAATTACTATTAATATATATGGTAGATTCTATGTTTTTTACATTCTCTTTTTGCTTCATCATATGATAATTTTTCACGATATCTAAAATGTTGAATACATCTATTATAACGATTTTCATTATGATCATCTATATCAAAATCATTACCTCCATATAAATAATGATCGCCTCTATATTTTGGATTATTTTCACATGTTTCACTACCACTTGTTCCTCCTGATATACAACAATCTGCTTCTCCACAATCATCTTTGTGTTGTTCGCATAGTTCTTTCAAACCATATCTACAAGAACATACATGTTCATGATAATCCCATTTCGCAGATGGATCTTTCTCACATTTTTTTCTATTTTTTTTGTGTGTATCATGTTCTTCCATTCTATTATCCCATAATGAATCACAATCTCTTACATCATCTCCTTTAAATCTATCCACGCATGTGTTATTATCTTTACACCATTTGTGTGTTAAACTATCATTACAATTATTTTTACAATTCATTATCATTTTGTTTGGATCTGAACATTTCTCTTCCTTTTCACATTGTTTTAAATATTCTTTTTGTCTATATGTTTTTCCAACATCAGTAAAACAATATGTAGAATAATCAGTATCACTTACACCAGGTGGAAAATCATTACAATCAGTTCCTTTCCAATGTTGTCCCGGTAGTCCTTTTATTTCAGGACATATACCATCTACTCCACATTCATAATTTTCAAAAATTCCATCTGTGTTTTCATCTATATCAGTACATTTAGCATCATGATAACAAGGTTTACTATGACATGGTCTTTTATTTTTTCCTTTTGTGGTTGCTGTTTCACATTTTGTACCCTCCCAATCTTCTGTGCAAGTGCATTTGTATCCACTTCCAAATTCATCTTTACAAGTTGCTCCATTTTTACAATAAGGCGGCGTTATATCGCAATCAGATGTAAAAGGCCACACTCTTACTTTTGCTAAAACTAACAATATTATTATTAGTATAACAACAAAGACCACAATTATAAGACCCCAGGGTGTTTCTGAAACATTTTCTTGAATACTCATTATATTATTATATTTTATTTTAATTTTGATAAAAATGGTTGAACATCTATATTAAAACGATCTCGCCTTTTATCATAATCCGTTTTTGTGTATTCACCACTATCAAACCATTCACGATTATCATTTATCGTTTTTTGAACGGATTCTATATCCACATCACTTAGTTTTTCTCGAGTTTCTTTTTTTTCAATTAAACTCTCAGTTTGATAAATAGTTGTTTCAAATTCATTTCGCGCTTCCGTTTTTTTTTGTATTTCTTCATCTTCTCGTTTATATTTCTCAGATTCACTGATCATTCGTTCAATATCTTCACTAGATAATCTATCTTTATCATTTGTAATTGTAATATTTTCAGTTTTACCAGAACTTTTATCACTTGCTTTTACATTTAATATTCCATTCGCATCTATATCAAAATCAACATTTATTTGAGGAACTCCACGTGGTGCTGGAGGTATCCCTTCTAATTTAAACTCACCTAATTTGTTATTATCTTTTGTTAAATATCTTTCTCCTTCAAATACTTGAATCGTTACTCCAGGTTGATTATCTTCAAATGTACTAAATACTTGACTCTTATTACATGGAATTGTAGTATTTCTTTCAATTAATTTTGTCATAACTCCACCTGCAGTTTCAATACCTAATGATAATGGAGCAACATCTAATAATAATAGTTCATTTGCCTTATCGTTTTTATTAACGGTTTTTCCTAATATTGCTGCTTGAACACTTGCACCATATGCAACTGCTTCGTCTGGATTTACACTTTTACATAAATCACGTTTATCAAAATATTCTGAAATTAATGATTGTATCTTAGGTATTCTTGTAGAACCACCTACCAATACAATTTCATGAACTTCACATTTATCACAATTTGCGTCTTCTAATACTTTTTTTACTGGATCTATACATTTTTGAAATAAATCATTACAAAGTGATTCAAACTTTGCTCTTGAAATATTACTATAAAAATCTATACCATCAAATAAAGAATCTAATTCAATACTAGCAGTTGTCCCACTAGACAAAGTTCTTTTTGCTCTTTCACATGCCGTCTTTAATCTTCGTATTGCTTTTGGATTATTGATAATTTCAACACGGTTTTTTCTTTTAAATTCATTACAAAAATGATCTACCAGTAAATTATCAAAATCTTCTCCACCAAGATGTGTATCACCTGCAGTTGCTCTTACTTCAAATATACCATTATCCATAGTTAATAAACTTACGTCAAATGTTCCACCTCCTAAATCAAATATTAATACATTTTGTTCTTCTAATTTTTTATCTAATCCATAAGCAATTGCTGCAGCGGTTGGTTCATTAATAATTCTTAATACATTCAATCCAGCAATTTGTCCTGCGTCTTTTGTTGCTTGTCTTTGTGAATCATTAAAATATGCTGGACAAGTAATTACTGCATCTATTACTGGTTCGCCAATATACGCTTCTGCAATATATTTCATTTTTTCTAATATCATAGATGATATTTGTTCAGCACCATAAGTTTTAGATTCATTTTTATATTGGACTTGTATTTCTGGTTTATCATTTTTATCTATTACTTTGAATGAAAAACTATTGATTTCTTTTTGGACGACTGAATCACTATATTTACGACCAATTAATCTTTTTGCGTCATATACAGTATTTACAGGATTCATAGCACTTTGATTTTTTGCAGCGTCTCCAATTAATCTTTCAGTATCAGTAAACGCTACAAAACTGGGAGTTGTTCTGTTTCCTTGATCATTTGCTATAATTTCACAACGATTATCCTTCCACCATCCAACACAACTATATGTAGTTCCTAAATCAATTCCAATTGCTACCATATTTTCATACATTTTTTGTTTAATTTTTAAGTAATTTAAATGATTTAAAAGTATAAATGAAAAATATTAAAAAGAAAAAAATGTATAAGAAAAAAAATATACCTAAAGCAGTTAGAGAACAAGTATGGTTACAAACATTTGGAAAAAAATATGAAAATAAATGTCATATTCATTGGTGTAATAATATAATAACTGTATTTGATTTTCATGTAGGACATGATAAACCAGAAAGCAAAGGTGGCACATTAGATATAGATAATTTAAAACCAATTTGTAGTCGTTGTAATCAATCAATGGCAAATAATTATACAATAGAAGAATGGCAAAAATTAACAACTCGTAGTAAAAGGAGGAAACGTTTTGATTGCTGTATTTAATTTTTTTATTTTATATATTATAAATGAACTCTACAATAATATTATATGCCTTATTTAGTTTAATAGCATGGGTGACAATATTATATAATTATAATATGTTTTTAGAAAAATATCAAAAAAATAAAACAATTAATAATCTACTAGCAATATCTAGTATATTAATAATGTTTAATTATGAAAAAATATATGGTAAAAAAATATCAAGTTTACAAAAAAAATATTATTATATAAATTCAATTCTACTTATTATATTTGTAATTAAATTATATATGGATTCAATGTAAAATATAATGATTTATACTTCATCTATATAATCATCAAGACTCCGACAACTATCTTCAACTTCTCTAATCTTTTCAGACATATCTCTTATACTTTTTTTATTTTCATGATACTTTTTTTTGATTTTATAATAACTATATATTTCAGTCTTTTTTGCAACATATTTTACATAAATATATAGTAATGGAAATGGAATGAATTGAAACAGAACGATACGCGATGTTTCCAACAAGGTGATATATTCAAAGTAAAACGCAATCATTGGAAACAAGAATATGATATGAACATAATTAATAGATTGTATTGCAGACAACATATTTGGTGTTATATGTGAATATGTATCATTCATGTGTTCTGCATATTTGTAATAATCTGTAAGTGAAGTTTCATATAGTTTTGATACTTTTGTGGATTCACATTTCATAAAATACAAGTTATGCATCAATCCTTTCATATAAGTTCGTCTTTGTTCTTCTTTTGAAATTTCTTCTTCTAATTCATCGCATCGAACTGTAATTTCTTTGTTTTCTTCAGATAATTGTTTGTTTTCTTTTTGTAATTTGATATTTGATTGAATTACATAATTTTCATAATCAGATTTATCACTCGTTTGTGTAGTAGTCATCTTTGTATTATATTTGTAATTTGTGTATATATTTATTTTCAAATTTTATTCTTGATCATTTGGTATAATTGGTTCTCTTTCCAATTCAGGTTCAGGTTCTAATTCAACTTCAACATCTCGTAATTCTAATACAGGTCCTCTTTCTGATTTTGCTTCGAGATAATCCTTATCTAAAACATTAAAACTCACAAACTCACTCATATAGGCACTCATCATTTTATCATTATGGACTGATTCATACGCTACAATAAATGAATTAATCAATTTCATATATACAAGTAAACTAAAACTCGCAAAACAAGATAAAGTTGATATACTATGATATTTATCAACAATCATCTTAAATGTCATGCCAATATTTATTGTATATACACCTATATTTATCATTAAAGTATTAAAGTAAAATTTATTCAAATGATCCATCTTTCGATTTAATTCAGGTTCTGTTATTATTATTTCTCTTAAACAATTATCAGGTTTATCATTATCTATATCTAAATATTTAATTGCCCATTCTTCACGTCTTAATTCAACAAAATAATATACAAAAAATGTAAACATACTAAACATATTCCAGTATAATGCAGTTTGATGATAAGGTTCTTTGTTTTCATAATTTTCAGTTAATGTACATATTCTATTACCACAACTTTGTGGAATAAATAATGAAAGTAATGTTCCTGTTGCTATTTTATATACTTGTAAAATAAAAATAGCACCAACTTTTAATCTTTGAATGATATCTTCATCTATCATTTATAATTTATTAAAATAAAATAATATATTAATATATATGAGTTATACCCGAAATATTATTAATCAAGCAGAATGTAATTATATCAATCCAATGAGTCAAAACGCAAATGTATTTTTAAAACCATGTATTAATAGGAATGTTGTTCCTGACTATACATTAAAAGATCCAGGTGATTTGTGTACTGGAAGAGAAGATCCAATGACTGATTATCATTATTTTGATAATAAATATAATGAATTAAAAACACCAGAAGAAAAATCTAACTTTGCAGATGCTTTTAATTTAAATACTAATAGTAGATTAACATCTAGATCACAAGATTTAAATGTACGCAAACAAAAATTAATCAATTATTTAAATACTAGTAATTCAAATGTTCAGCAATCATATGAAGATTATATTGAAAATATTGATAAATCTGGTTCTAGAAGTGATTTAGATGTGAGTTTTAATAAAAATAAAATTTATGAATCTAAACCAACATATCCTACATATATTCTACCTACATTATTAAAAAAAGAAAGTGAAGAACAACCACAAGAAAAATCGGGCAATTTAATTGAAGGTTTTACTGCAGGTGATTTTATGTCAAATAATGGACCAGGTGAACAATACATTAAAACATGTCCTATTCAATATAGATATTGTGCTAAAAGTGGACTATGTAAAAAGAAGACAACTGATGGTCCGGTTGAAACAAATACAAGTGATTATACTGATATATGTTATCCATATAATTATGACGGAATTGATAATTTAGGTAGAATAATGTGTAGTGAAACTAGAATGATAGAAGGTCGAGAAGTTAAAATATCAACTGATATAAATAATTTAAATAGTAAAGAACAATTATTTGGACATTATTAAAATAATATATATATATATATATAAATGATGCAAAATCCTAGAATGAGTGGAATTCAGGTGCCTTTAAATATTCCTCGTAAAAGAAGTCGTAAACGTTTAATAATAGTAGGAGTAGTTTTAGTAATTTTAATTGGAGTAGGAATTGGTGTTTTAATCTGGTATTTAAATTCTGATTGTCATGCCAGAGATGAAATTGGAGATGAATGTAGTAAAGATGATAAATGTTGTGTAGAAAATAAATTAAAATGTGAACTTGAAGAATGTTGTGGAAATATAGGATTTAAATGTAGTAATAATGATGATTGTTGTGATTTCAATTGTGATGCTGGGTCATGTAAAGGACCTAAAGTAGAATGTACAAAAAAAGATAATGAATGTAGTGATAATGATGATTGCTGTGATGATTTAAATTGTAATAGTGATAATATATGCGCAGATTGTAAATTAAAAAATGTTTCATGTGATATTGATTCAGAATGTTGTAATGAAAATTGTAGTGGAGGCAAATGTTATGAAGAATCTCCACCTGGAACACCACCTCCTGGACCACCTGGAACACCACCTCCTGGACCACCTGGAACACCACCTCCTGGACCACCTGGAACACCACCACCTGGAAC